AAAATAGTAGCAGTAAATCAAGTAGATTACGATAACGGCTTAATTAAGGCAGTAGTCACTACATCACACTTTGGGAGGGTGACTACTAAGCCTTACTCATTCTCATTGATTGAGTGGGGAGAAATAGCGGAGAGGGGATGGATTGAATGAGTCAATTAATTAAATGTTCCGTATGCAATGGTTATTTTAATTGGGATGATGATGTGGTTATTGTGGACGACGAATACTATCACGAAAATTGTGTGGAACTATATCCAATGGGTTTCATTGCGATGTTAGATGGTGATCCATTAGGAGAGACAGAAAATGATGACGGAGAAATGGCTTGCATGGCACTAAACGATGGCGAGTATATAGATGTGGAGGATGAGGAATGAATCTAAATAAGTTGTTTCCAGTACAAAAGAAATTGGACGAGCATATTTTAAGTGAAAAAGGATTACACGGACAAGACTTGTTAAAAAAGAAAACAGTAGCTTTGATTTGTGAATTGTATGAGTTATCCAATGAATTAAAATTCTTTAAATTTTGGAAAGAGGACATAAAAATAAATCGTGAATTAGCACTAGAAGAATATTCCGACTTAGTTCATTTCGCTTTATCCATCGCAAACGACTTAGGGTATACAGAACATAAATACATTCATACAGAGGGAACAGACTTAAACGATTTAGTGTTGGGTATCACTAACATAGCAACGATCATACCACAATCACGAGAAACGCACCATGTATCGACATTGATTAATAACGTTATACAGCTAGGGTATCAGCTAGGATTCACGGAAGAAGATGTGCTTGACGCTTACGAGAATAAAAATAAAGAGAACCATAGACGACAAGAAACGAACTACTGAGGGGGCATAAACAATGAAAATGTATTTACTAGTAGATAACGAAACAGGGAAAACGGTAAACATTTATAAATATGCATATGTGGCACTATCGGCAAAAGAACGCACAGGGGTTGCAGGTGCCGTTAAGAGTATGTGGGGATGCGATAAGAATGACAGGTATCGCGTTGAGGTTATGGAGGTAATAGAGTGACAACAAACTTCATAGGAATCGACCCAAGCACTAAAACAGGGCTCGTTATATTAGACGATGACGGAAATGTGTTGCTAGAAGAGGAGATAACGGGCACAGGTGACGAGGACCCTAAAAGAATGGTTACACTAACGAATAAGATAATCAATCAAATAAAGGGTCAAAACAGTGTAATATGCATAGAAGGTTTTTCTTACGGTAGTAAAGGGCGAGGAATCAGTTTTCAATTTGGACTAGGTCACGCAATTAGAAATGAAATGTTCAAAAATAATATAGAGTATATCGATGTGTCGCCAGGGCAATTAAAGAAATTTGCAACAGGAAAAGGTAATACATCAAAAGATAATATGATTCTACCAATCTATAAAAGGTGGGGATACGAACACGATAGCGATAATGTGCGTGATGCGTTCGTTTTAGCGCAGATAGCTAGAGGTTTTAATAATAATGATGAATTGGTCAAGTATCAGAAAGAGGTCGTACAGGAGTTGGCTAAATGACATACTACAACACCAGTAAAGTATTACAAATCATAAAAGATTATCATGTGTATAAAGCTAACATAGCAAATGCATGTAAAAGAGATTATGCAAGTGTAGGCGTTACCGCATATAACGAAGAGGCGACGCTACCACGAGCAAATACAATAAGTGATGTGACAGCAAACGAAGCATTGAGGGGTATAGATGAGTTACCTGTCGTCGCCCAAATGCGTACGGATGTAAAATATTTAGAGGATAGACTAGATCGTGTGACAGACGATATAGAAGTCGAGATATTGGCTTTACGAATGGAAGGTCTGAGCGCATCTGATATAGGCGCTATAACACTGTACTCTACGAGGCAGATACATCGGAAATTGGTAGATATTGCAAAACTTATAAATGGCACTAATTTGACAGAACAGCTATAAATATGATAAAATTGTAGTAAGCGAAAGCTGTAGACAATAAATATTTATGTAAACATAATGTCTATATTCGATATTAAGGGTTGAAATCTAGGTGACTGCGGATACAGTTACCGAAAATATGATTTGATCAGGGCGCTACTTGCGGAAACAGGTAGTGCCAATCTTTTTAAAATAACGTTGATATAACGACATTAAATGAACATCTGCCACAGGCGCAGTACAAGTTTAATTGCATATATTTACCAACTGTCCGATAATATAAATATATAAATTATGGGGGTTGGTTAGAGTGGAAGATAAAAAGAATAAACCAGTTTATAAAAAATGGTGGTTTTGGTTAGTTGCTTTCCTAGTGTTTGGTTTCTACATCGGTCAAACAAGCGACAACGAAGAGAGGACAGAAGATGTCGAGCAAGAGCCGGAAGATGAAGAGAAACCAAAGGAAGAACCTACACCAGACGAGGTAATAAAACAAAAGATTACTGAATTAGTAGAAGATGAAAGCGGAGTTAAGATAAACAAGATAGACGTAGTGGAAAACCATTCCGATGATGCGGACGGAGGATATAACGCTTTAATACATTTGGTGTTCGATGTGAAAAACAGAGCGAAAACAGCTAAAGGAGCAATTGACGCTAACACAGACAGACTAGGTTCAGAATTGGCAGGAACAGAAAAGTTAGAAAACGTAACTTTCTTCTGGGAAGTACCTTATTTACTAGAAGACAACAATATAGTTAAAATAAACGCTGAGCAAGAAGACGGAAACATGTATCGTATCGATGAATGGTACGATGGAAGAATATTTGATTAAAAATGTAAGGGCATCTCTTAACGAGGTGTCTTTTTTTTACGTTCAAAATTAGGAGGTAGGTGTTATGTGATATGAAAGGAACAAAATTAACAGAAAAGCAAATACGTTTTGCTGATGAGTATGTACGAACGGGTAATATAACGCAATCATATTTAATCGCTTATACGAATGTCAAAAAGGAATCTACTGCTAGATCGGCAGGGAGTCGGTTGTTGGCAAATGTTAACGTTAAAAGCTATATCGATGCACGATTGGAGAAACTTAGAAAAGAATCAATTGCAGAGCAAGACGAGATATTACAATTCCTTACATCTGTTATTCGTGGGAAGGCTACAGGTAAAGAGAAGCTAGGTTTAGGGCAAGGAGCAGAAAAGCTAATAGATCGTGAACCTAACTTACAAGAACGCATAAAAGCGGCGGAGCAATTAGGCAAACGTTACGGAATGTGGACTGATAGACAAGAGATGGAGTTAAAATTACCAATGTTTATAGATGATGTGGATGAATAAAGTATCCATGCAAGAAATAATCGGTAAGGGATATGCTGATTTTTGGAACAGTAAACATTTCTATCGAGTTGTAAAAGGCAGTCGAGGTAGCAAAAAATCCGTAACAACAGCGCTTAATTTAATTTATAGAATAATGAAATATGACTGGGCTAACATCCTTGTGGTAAGGAGGTTCTCTTACACCAACAAACAATCAACATATACTGATCTAAAATGGGCTGTCAATCGCTTAGGCGTTGAGAGTCTTTTTAAGTTTAACGAATCATTGCCGGAGATAACTTATATACCTACTGGTCAAAAGGTACTGTTTAGAGGATTGGATAATCCACTTAAAATAACATCCATTACGGTAGATGTTGGCATCTTGTCGTGGGTGTGGTTTGAGGAGGCCTATGAGTTAGAAGATGTAAATGCGATGGATACTGTTATCGAATCAATTAGAGGTAGCTTTCCTAGTGATGACTTCTTTAAGCAGATAACTATTTCGTTTAACCCGTGGCATGAAGGACATTTTCTTAAAAGAGAATTTTTTGACAAAGAAACTAAACGTAACAACACTTTATCCATGACCACTACTTTTAGAGTCAATGAATGGTTAGACGAAGTGGATAGGCAACGAATGGAAGACTTATATAGGACTAATCCTAAACGTGCAAGAATCGTGTGTGATGGAGAGTGGGGAGTTAGTGAAGGTTTAGTATTCGACAATTTCACAGTCGTAGATTTCGATATAAACACAAAAGTTAAAGAGTTGAAAGAAACAACGCACGGGATGGACTATGGATTTACTCACGATGCAACCACTTTAATAAGCAGTGTTGTGGATTTAAACAAAAAGGAATTATGGCTATATCAAGAGCATTACGAACAAGCGATGACAACAGACGATATTTATAACATGTTACGTGATAAAAACATGTTAGGTGCTTCAATTACTGGTGACAGTGCAGAGCCTAGGTTAATAAGCGAACTAAGGTCAAAAGGAGTTAAAAGACTTCATAAATCAGTAAAAGGTAAAGGTTCTATACTGCATGGCATTCAGTTTTTGCAACAATTTAAAATATATATTCACCCATCGTTAAAAAACGCAATCGAAGAATTTAATACTTATACATGGAAGCAAGATAAGAGTGGTAAGTGGTTGAATGAACCAATAGACGAAAACAACCATATCATCGACGCATTACGCTATAGCATGGAGCGATATCATCTTGGTAAAAGCAAAGGCAGGAAAGAAAAATATAAAGCATTACAGTCTCTAGGATTGTAGGAGGTGGAACATGAGATTTTCAGACGAAGCAAACACGCAGTATAGATTTAAGGACATGGAAACATTAACGGATGATTTAGAACAATTAGCGGAATTAATACAGCATCATAGAGAGAATCAACAACCTAGATTAAATACTCTACAAGAATACTACAAAGGTAACAACGAGGGTATCTCGCTATATGACCGAAGGCGTGAGGAGCATATGGCTGATAACAGAGCAACGCATAACTTCGCTAAATATGTGAGTCAATTCATCCAGGGGTACATGGTAGGTATTCCATTAAAGACTACATACCCTGATGAAAAAGTAGAAGAACAGATAAGGGATTTAAACAGAGAAAACGATGCTGATGAACATAACAGCGAATTAGTGTTAAACCAATCAATTTATGGCAGAGCATATGAAATGGTGTATCGTGGTAGTGATGATGTAACAAAGTTTGTCGTGCTTGATCCGCTTCATACATTCGTTATTTACGATGAAACAGTGGAATGCAAGCCAATAGGTGCTATTAGGTATCTAGGAAGGCAATACAAAGATGAAATAGATGTATATGTATATACAGGCGATCAAATACTAGAGTACGAGATGGATGAGTCTGGGGAGTTAGAATACAAAGAAGAATCAAGTCACTTCTTTAATGGTGTTCCAATAATCGAGTATCAGAATAACCAATTTAGGCAAGGTGACTTCGAGGATGTACTAAGCTTAATTGACTTATACGATGCAGCACAATCAGACACAGCAAACTACATGCAAGACTTAAATGATGCAATGCTAAAGATTGTAGGTAACTTAGATATTGACGTAGAAGAAGCACAAGCTATGAAGGAAGCTAATATATTAATGTTGCAAACTGAAACAGGAGCAGATGGGCGCACACAGAGCGCAGACGCTGACTATATCTACAAGCAGTATGATGTATCAGGAACAGAAGCATACAAGGATAGAGTATTTAACAATATATTATTATTTACGTCAATACCTAATTTGTTAGATGATGGCAAGCAGACAGGTGTAGCATCCGGTGAAGCATTAAAAATGAAGTTGTTTGCATTGTCACAGAAGAGAGCGACCAAAGAACGATTATTCAAGAAGGCGCTAAGAGATAGATACCGCTTAATTAACAATATGATGAACATGGCATCAGAAGGAAGTTTCGATGTAAATGACATTACAATATCATTCACAGAGAACTTACCAAGTATGGTTGATCGTGAATTAGAGTGGTTTAGTAAGATGGGCGGTCAATTATCACAAAAAACCATGCTGTCGCAGTTATCCTTTGTAGATAATCCGGATGAAGAGTTAGAACTAATTAAAGAAGAGGATTCACTAAATAAGGACATATTCGACTTTAACGAAGAAGTTGCAGAGGATGATTAATCATGGCATCCAAAAGCTACTGGCGAGAAAGAGAATTGAAACATATTAAAGCTAACATCAAGAATGATAAGAAGATAGCCAAGCGATTAAGAAGCAAGTATCGTGATGCTATGGAAGAGATACAAAGCCAAATAGATGAGTTCTATGGTAAGTATGCGAAAAAGACTGGATTAGGTATGGAGGAAGCAAGAAAACGCATATCTAAGACTAATATAAGTAAATATGAACGCAAGGCTAAGAAGTATGTTAAAGAAAGAAACTTCACACCAAGAGCAAATGAAGAAATGCGACTGTATAATGTAACAATGAAGATTAATCGCTTAGAGTTACTTAAACAAGAAGTAAACTTGGAGTTGATCGCTTTAAGTAGTGATGAAGAACGTATTCTGTACGAAGAATTAACAAAGGCTGCAAAAGCAGAGTATAAGCACCAAAGCGGTATACTCAGAACGACAATCGAAGGGAACGCTAAGACAATTAAGTCTATTGTAGATTCATCATTCCTTAATGCTAGGTGGAGCGATAGGATATGGGCAAATCAGCAAGCGTTACGCTCTGAATTGGACAAGCTACTGCACAGGGGTATTATACAAGGATTGAACCCTAGAGAACTGGCTAGAGATTTAAGGGATAGATTTGATGCATCTGTTTATAACTCGGAAAGATTGTTACGAACTGAAATGGCAAGAGTTCAAACAGACGTATTTGAGGACAGTATGAAGAAAGCGGACATAGATAAATATGAATGGGTGGCAGAACCTGATGCTTGCGAAGAGTGTGCTGATTTAGATGGAAAGATATTCGACTTAAAGGATAGACGCACTGGTGATACTGGGGTCCCAAAACATCCAAATTGCCGATGTGCTTTAGCGGCATATGTAGATAGGGGTGAATGGGAAAAGGAAATGCAAGCAAGAGGACTTTAAGGAGGTGAGGGATTGCCTAGTTTAACAGCTTTCAACATTAAAGATTGAAAGGAGGTGATCCATCATGCTTAAAGTGATGGTATCTTGATGGTAATATACTTACTTGTCCAAGCATGACGTTAAAAGGCTAAAATTTATCGTATATGGGCGTTTAACATCAATTGAATAGTTTCATATATCTAAGCACTGAATGGGCGGTAATCGACTATTTGGGGCTTATTTGTTATGGAATGAAACGTTGATTGCAAATGACTGTATGGGATGGGAGAGAATAAAATGATTGAAAAAATTAGAGAAATTGCAAATAAAACAGCGATGACAGAGGCAGAAGTTGCAGGAACTCTTCATAGTCAAGCTGAAAACGGATTACCTTTAAACCTGCAATTTTTCGCAGAAGATTCTACAGATGAAGATAATCAAATAGATGATAAACAAGATGATGATGAACATGACGACAACCAAGACAAAACTTTCACTCAATCGGAAGTAGATTCACAGATTAGCAAGGCGGTAGACAAAGCACTAAAGAATCAACAAAGCAAATTAGAGGAACAAATGCAAGAGAAGATAGAGCAAGAACGAAATGAAGCTGCGGAATACGCTAAACTCACTCAAAAAGAGAAAGAGGAAGCTGATTATAATAAGCGGTTAGAAGCGCTCGAAAAACGAGAAAAAGAATTAAACGACAGACAGCTATTGAATCAGATTGAATCGGACTTGAAAGAGAATAGCTTGCCTACTTCATTTGCGCAGTCACTACTTACTATTCAAGATAATGGCAAGATTAAGGATGCTATTACAAACATTAAAGAAGAGTTTGATAGCGCAGTAAATGAACAAGTCAACTCTAGGTTACGACAAGACACACCTAGCGAGGGAACAAAAGCAACAGAAAGCGATCCCTTCGCAAAAATAATGAGTAAATATAAATAAGGAGAGATTTAACTATGGCAGGAAATAACAACCAACCTGAAAGACGTTATGAAAAAGAGTTTAAAGGATTATTACAGGCAGTATTCGGACATCGTGCATACTTCCGTGACTTTTTTGGCGGTAATATTGAAGCACTTGATGGGGTGAAAGAAAACGACACAGCTTTCACAGTAAAGACTAACGACATGCCGGTTGTAATTGGCGAATATGACACGGGGTCGGATGTAGCTTTCAATGAGGGAACTTCTAACAGCAACCGTTTTGGTGAGCGTAAAGAGGTTATCTACTCTAACACTGATGTTCCTTATACTTGGAACTGGGCAATCCACGAGGGTATTGATCGCTTCACAGTTAATAATGAATTTAACGCAGCAGTTGCAGACCGTTTGGATTTGCAAGCTAATGCTAAGATTGAGAAGTTTAACGCGCAGCATTCTGCATTTGTATCAGGGGCCGCAGGAGAGACGATTGATGCTTCTGAACACGATAGCGTTTTAAGTCTATTTAATGCATTGGCTGTTTACTTTACTAACAAGAAAACAATCGGTACTCGTCACGCTAAAGTTACACCTGAATTATACAACGAAATTGTAGATCATCCGGCAGCGACTACTGCTAAACATTCAGGAGCGGATGTAGACAACAATACAATCGTTAAATTTAAAGGATTTGAAATCGAAGAACTTCCAGAGGATGCTTTCCAAGATGGCGAGATTGTATATGCTTATATCGCTGGTGTAGGTAAAGCATTTACTGGTATTAGCACAGCACGAACTAAAGAGTCAGAGGACTTTGACGGGGTGGCTTTACAAGGTGCAGGACTTGCCGGAGAATATATCCCTGATGATAACAAAGCAGCAGTGGTAAAAGTAACAGGTGAGATAGGCGAAGATGAAGGAGAAGGCACTCCCTAATACCCCCGCGGCAATTGGGGACGCGGTTATCGGAGAAACGTTAATCATAGAATAGGAGTGATATTATGGCAACAAAAGAAGAATTGAAACAAACATTTGTAACAGGTGCTACACCAACCGAAGAAAATTTTCATGATTTAATTGATGTAGCAGGAGAGAAAGGTCCTAAAGGGGATAAAGGCGATAAAGGAGAAGCCGGAGCAGATGGCAAAGACGGCGCAAAAGGAGACAAAGGTGACACTGGTCCGAAAGGTGATGCCGGAGCAAAAGGCGCTGATGGCTTCCCGTCCGAAGAAGACTGGAACGATTTAGTGGCACGTGTCGAAGCGTTAGAAGGATAGGCGGTGATTAAATGAAAGACCGCATTAAAACGGTACTAGGCATTAATGACAATCTACAGGATGAACTATTAGAGATACTAATAACTAATGTAGAGAATCACTTAAAAGCATTACTGGGTAAAGACGTACCGGAACATTTGGATTTTATTGTAGAAGAAATAACAATCAGACGTTTTAACAGGATAGGTACAGAGGGGATGCAATCAGAATCGGTTGAAGGTCACTCTGTATCTTACTATGATTTGAATGACTACTTCACTCCATATCTAACTATCATTGAAAATGAAAAAGACGATGATGATGGCATATATGGACGTGGGAAGGTGTTATTCATATGAGGTTCAATCAAAGGATAACATTCGTAAAAGATGGAGATTCATACTACGATCCAAACATTGGTAATTATGTAGAGGGCGAGAAAGAATATGATATTGTGCCTTGTAACATATCAAGTCTTAAAGTAGACCGTACAAAAGAGTTATTCGGTGAACTAGACACAGATATTCAAGTTGCAAGGTTACAGCGACCATACACTAAAGCGTTTGACTACATTCAAATAAATGGGGATAAACAATCTATTAAACATCGTTCTGATTATCGGAAGGGTGTTTTTTATTTGGAGCGTGATGACGTTGGTTAAAGTTACAGGTGCAGATGCATTGATCAATCACTTAAAAAGAAACGCTACCTTAGATGATGTTAAAAAAACAGTTAGACTAAATGGGTCAGAATTAGAAAGAAGAATGAAAAGAAACGCATCATTTACAAAGGGATATCAAACGGGTGAAACAAAGCGATCTATAGGCTTGGAGATGAAAGAACAAGGATTAACAGCGGAAGTTAAGCCAGGAACTCATTATGCTCCGTATTTAGAATATGGAACACGTTTCGCCGCCGCTCAACCGTTTGTATTTCCAAGTTTTTCCACACAAGAAAAAACGTTCATAAAAGACATGCGCCGACTAATGAAATAACTCTATGCCTATGGTATAATGTTAGGTGTAGGCTAGGCTCATTACCGAAAAGGAAGCACCCACTTCCCTGCCTATAATAATATATGGGGATAACTTGGGAGGTTATCAATATGAAGAAGTGTCCATTTTGCAAAGGCGACTTCATGCCTGTCAACAAGAACCAAAAATATTGTTCTACAAAGTGCAGAAGAAGCGTAAGAACAAATTGTGGTCAATGCAACGAACCTATAATAAGATTGGAACGACCCAATACAGATGTATTCTTTTGTACAAGGGCATGCGCTGAAATTTATAAGGGAAAGAGAATATTAAAAGAATGTCTACAATGTGATAAAGAGTTTTATGCTCAAAAAAACGATAGAAAATACGGGTATGGTAAGTATTGCTCGAATGAGTGCAGTGATGAATCTAGGGTAAAGAACATCGAAAAGAATTGTCCTAACTGTAATGAGTTGTTTTTGACAAAACCTAACCCTGTAGATAGCAGAATCTACTGTAAAAAAGAATGTTTCTATGAATCTATGATGATAAACGTGCCTAAGGAAGAGTTGAAAGAACTGTATCTAACAGAAAAGAAGACAACTAGGGAAATATCTTTATTGTATGATACAGACAAAAAAGTTATATGTGATTACCTTAAAAGGTACGATATAGATGCTAGACCAGACACCTTTCCCGAACATGATTTTGCTAAATGTAAAAACGGATTGGTTGTAAGGTCAAATTACGAAAGGGCGTTTATAAACGCTTTAATAACTTTCGGAATAGATTTCGATTATGAACCAAGATTGCCGTTCGACAAACGTTATTCTGCTGATTTGCTAGTAGAAGATGTATATGTCGAGATATGGGGCATGGTTGGTTGGAAACTTTATGACAACCGTAAAAAGAATAAAGAAAAACTTTACAAAGAAAATAATTTAAAACTTTTCAGCGTATATCCTGATGACTTCAAGGATGTGTACGGTAAAGTTGGAGAGTTAAAGCGCCTTATCAGTTAAGGTGCTTTTTATTTTGCGAAAAACGGGGTGATAAAGTGTCACCAAGTAAACAAGTATTAGATACTATATGGGCTTACTTAGCAGTTGTTGGGTACGATGTGTATGATTATTTGCCAGCTAAAGATGTAAGCTATCCTTTCGTGCATTTAGGGGATACATTTGACAATGACGATCCAAGAATTAAAGGATTGCTCAGAAACAGCGTAACGCAACGTATCGACATATACCACACGTTAAAGAACCGAAAAGAACTGACAGAAATGTTCGAGGAAATAAAACAGTATTTACGGTTACTTAACAATACAAAAGATTACACAGTTAAATTAAATAGTCCTATAACATCATTTATAGGCAAAGATGACTCAACTTCTACCACTTATTTACGTGGATTCATAGAAGTTGAGTTTTTAGTTATGAAAAAATTAGGAGGTTATTAATATGGCAAATGAACCAATTTTACAGATGATTGATGGTAAAAACAAGATTCTTTTATTCAGAGAATTGTCTAAACAGGCAACGGAGAATGCTACAAAATTAGTGTTTCAAACGGAACATACATTTTCATTTAGTCGTGAACTAGACAGAATTACAACAAAAGACGGAACAGTTATCAAGGTTGGAGAACTTGAATCAGAGGTAGGCATTGAAGCGATACAGGCAAAACGTGATCCAGTAGCTACGTTTTTGAGAGCGGCCGCTATTCGTGGTACAAAGTTAGAAATTTGGGAAGTGTCAGTAGATGAAGACTTAAAAGAAGAAGATAAGTATCCAGCAATTTATGCGCAAGGTTACTTAGATTCATGGGAAGGATCAGCAAGTGCAGAAGATGAAGCAGAGATTTCATCTAACTTTATTGTTGAGTTAGAACCACAATTCGGAATGGCCACTATAACAGAAGAACAACAAGAAGCAATTCAATATGCATTTACGGATACCATTGCATCATCTGAAAACGGCGGCG